GCCCCTTCGATGGCGTCGGCCTTCTCCAGGGTGGGAAGAAGGGCATAGTCCACGCCGTCGACGGTCACGGTGACGGGCCGGGCGTCCTTGAGGTAGGCGGTTTTCTTGGCGTTCTGGGCCATGGGCTGTTGTCCTTCCAGGGTTAGGAACTGGTCTTGGCGACGCGGACCAACTCGGTAATCCCGATCTCGGTCTGGCACCCAATAACGCTGTTCACGTCGTTCAAGACTTCCTGGTACTGGGCCACCACGCCCCGGAAATATCGAATGGTCGGGGTGGGGGTAGAACCCGAGGACGGCGTGTTGTTGAACACCACCTTGAAGTTGTACTTGCTGTCATCGTCCAAGGCGGTGAGGAGGGCGGTTTGCCCTGTGTCGTCTTCGTCCCAATGCAATTCCGGGGTGATCCGACCGTAGGAGTAGGAGCCCTTCACCATGTCGGTCTTGCGCTGGTTCAGGCTGTTGGTCTCGATAATCTGGTATTGCTTGCCGAAAGCCCCGAGGGTCCGAAGTTCACCGATTTCGGTGTAGGTGTCGGCCTCGAATTGGGTCTGATTGGTGGCGGCGGTGGTGGTGCCGATGTAGAGCTTGGCGCCCGCCGAAGTGGTCTGTCCCATGGGGAACTCCTTTATGACGTGGTGAGGGCTTCGTAGGTGGCGCGTCCAATCCGGACGCGTCGGTCAATGTCCCGGTCGGTCGAGGATCGAACCAATCGGGTGATGGCGTTGGTCCCGCTCGTCATGGGAAGCTTGCGGTTGTGCAACGCGGTCTTGATGGCGGTCAGGTCCGCTTCGATCCCCAGGGCGCTCGTGTCCTTCCGCCAGAGGGTCAGGTACAGGGTGACGCGCTCGTGTTCGGTGGACAGTCCGTCCTCGGGGACGGTCATGGTGGTGTCGAGGACCACATAGGGCAGGGCCGCGCCCTGGGGCACCTCGTCATAGACGGGGATGCCCAGGGCGGCCCGAAGGGTCGTGATCACGGCGGTTTGAAGGGCGGCGCTCATGCCTCCATCTCCACGGCGATGATTTGGCGGTAGGCCTCCCGGCGGGGCGGGGGGGCTTCACGGATGTTCAGGGTCCGGCCCTCCCAGACCAGTTGATGGGTGGGGCTCACGGCCACGTTCCGGCGGACCCAAATCCGATAGGTCTGGTTCGCGGTGACGGCCATGTTGGCCACGGCCTCGGTCCCGCGCAGGGGCTCGACGCTGGCCCATTCGGTGGACAGGTCGGCCATGCCGCCCGGGATGGTGCCCCCATAGCCGTCGTCGATCTCGGAAGGCCCCTGAATCGTGATCCGCTGGTCCAGCTTGCCGGGCTTCATGGCTTGCCCCCGTTCCATGGGTGGTTGGGGTCCAGGGGGCGCCCGTTCACGTCACAGCCCTTCACCGGGCCCTTGCCCTTCCTGTTGCCAAAGCCGCCGTCCGCCCCCGCCGTCTTGGCGGAATGGCATCGGCGGTGAACCCATTGGAGGTTGGACGGGGCGTCGGTGCCGCCCTCGGCTCGGGGAATGATGTGGTCCAGGTGCATCCCCGGTACCCAGGGGGCGCCGCAGATGGCGCAGGGGGTCTTCGGCATGGTCGCGCGCAGCTTCCGCCAGTCGGTGCCATAGCCCCGTTCGGAGGCGGTGGGGCGCGTGTCACGCTCGCGGCCCTGGCCACAGGGGCAGGTGACCCCGGCGGCGACCTTGCGGCGGCAGTAACTACAGATGCGGGCGGGGCGACTCATCTCCGGGTCACCCTGTCGAGGGTCCGCGCCACGGCGTCCCGGATGCGCTTCTTCGCCCATTCCTTGTTGGCGTCCCAGGCCCGTTCGATGAAATGCAGGGCGGGCAAGGGCGGAACCGTGATGGGGTGCTCCAGCGGCTTCCCGTCATAGTGGGTGGTGGTCCCACCCTGGGTGCCGTGCTCCAGCCAATAGGCCTTGAAGAACTGCATCAGATCCTTCCGGGCGGAGGGCGAAATCTTCTTCTTTCCGGTGTCCGTCCTGGTGGCGAAGGGGCTCCCGGTGCGGCGGGATTGGATCATTGCCCCCCGGGCGCCCGGCCCCACGTAGACGGCCAGCCGGTCGGGGGAGAACTTCGCGGCGACCGACCGTTTCAAGTCGCCCTCGTCCTCGGGGGCATTGGCGATGATGTCCAGGCGAACGGCCTCGGCGCTTTCGGCGATGGCGTCCTTCACCTCCGCCGTCATTTCGTCGGGCAGGCGGCGCAGAACACGGCGAACCCGGGAAACGCCAGACAGGCCGGATCTTCGGGCGCTCATCCGAAGATTTCCTTCATCGCTTGGTCCACGGCGCCGTCCATGGCCTCGGTGGGCAGGACTCCGAACTGGTCCCGGGCCTTCCGTTCCATCGCGGCTTCCCGTCGATCCAGGGTCCGCAGGTTCTTGAGGATCTTCGCCTTCGCCTTTTGGATGACGCGGCGGGCGTGGCGGTTCGGCGCGGCCTCCATGTCCCTGTCCAATTTGGACAAGGCGGCGGCGGCCTCCGCGTCGAGGCGGGCGCGGGCCTCGCTCATGTGGTCCCGAATCATCCGGTCCATCTCTTGGTCGTGGCTGACTCGCCACTCCAAATCCGTATCGGTCATGCGCTTTTCCCTTCCCGGGCTGGTCCGGTTTCGCCAATCAGGCGGATGGTCTTCGCCTTGTCCGGGTACTCGGCCACCGTGATGGTCCGGGCGCCGTCGGCGTCGACGGTGGTTTCCTCCAAGTCGCCCCCGATGCACATCAACAGGCCATGCTTGCGCGCGATCTTCTGTTGAACCATGGCCAAGGCGATGGCTTGATCACGGGTCACGTCCAGGGGATAGGCCCGGGCTCCCAGGGTCGGGGCCATGGTCCACCCCATACCGAAAGGAAGCGCCCGCACCGGGTCCTTCGCCCGCATGCGGTAGAAGCGGAACAGGATGGGGCCGACCTCGTCCCACCCGGCCAAGGTCACTTCCACCCCCTGATGGGCGAAGACGGCGTCGGGGACCCGCCCCACCAAGTCCCATAGGTGCATGTAGGCGGAATGCACGTCGTCGTTAATCTCGATCGCCTTCTTCAGGACATCGCCAACAACCCCAAGGCCCCGCGTGCTAATGGCCATGCCGTTGGCCACATGGACCTTCGTCTGAAGGATGGCGGGGGCTTCTCGGACATACCCAACCGTGTCGGTGTAGATCACCACCCGGTCGTCGGTCAGAAGGGTGTTGCAAACGCTCATTGGAGGGCCTCCTGGATCATGGCGGCGGTTTCGGGGTCGGACAGGGCGTCCTCGGGGAAGTCCTCGCAGGCTTCCGCGAGGGCTCCGGCCAGGTCTCCGGCGATCCGGTCGGCGAAACGCTCGTAGTCCCGGGCCACCCTCTGTTGCTCGTGGAAGGCCTCCGTCCTGGTCCGCTCCGCCTGGCGCTCGGCCTCGGTTCGGGCGTCCATTTGCTCGGTGAGCCCCCGGTTGGCGTCCCACAACTCCCTCAGACGTTCGGCGTTCTCCGCGTAGAGGGGGCCAAGGCGTTCCTGCCAGCGGGCTTCCTCGGCCAGCAGGTCGGCCATGCGGTCCTGTCCGGACAGGCGGAGTTGAAGGGCGTCGTTCTGGAGTTGCATGGTCGCCAGGGTGTCGGCGGCGGCATCAACGTAGCGATTGGCTTCCACGGTTCCCTTGGACCGGGACTCGGCGGTTCGGCCCACGGCGGCGGCCAAGGCGGCTTCGGCGTCGGCGGTGGCGGCGGCGATGTCGGCGGCGTCGGCTCCGGCGGCGGTGGCGTCCTCGATCACCTTCATTCGGGCTTCGTGGGCTTTCCGGGCCTTCTCCATGGGGGTGAGGAGGTCATCCTGTAGCTTGCCGAAGGCGTCCAGGGCCTTGGTGTGGGCTTCGGTTTCGGCGCGGGCCTTGCGCTGGGCTTCGGATTGGCTCTCGAGAAGGGCGTCCATCCGGGCCATTTCCGCTTCGTTCATGCGGAGATAGGCCAGTTGGTCCTTCATGTCCGTCCGGGCGGCGCCGCGAACCCCGCCCCCTCGGAGCCCCCGTTCGATATCGGCGATTTGGTCGGCGACGGATCGGGGGGCGCCCGAGATGGCGTCCAAGGCCTTGGCGGCGGCCTGCATCTCCTTGGCGATGCCCTGGGACAGGCCCAGGCCCTCGTCTAGCTTCACCAAGAAACGGTCCCATGAGCTCGACAAGGCCCCCGACGCGCGTTCCATGTTCTGGGGGATGGCCGCGAACAGCTTGTCGGCTTCGTCGGAAACCCGCAGAAGGGCGGTGAAGACCCGGTCGGCGGATAGCTCGCCCTCCTTGCCCATCTCCCGAAGCTTGCCGATGGACACGCCCAGTTCGGCGGCCAGCAGTTCGGCGAGCTTGGGCATATTTTCCAGGATGGAACGCAACTCGTCACCCTGGAGTTTCCCCGAGGCGAGGGCCTGCCCAAGCTGCATGGACCCGGCGGCCATCTCCTGGGTGGATGCCCCGGAGACCACGCCCAATTCCTGGACGGTTTGGATCAGCCGAACCACGTCCCTGTTGGTCGCCCCAATCTGCTTCGCCGCGATCCCGAAGCGGACGAAGGCCCCCGTGGTGTCCGCCATGGCCGCGCCCGTTTTCGTGGACACGGCGGCGAGGTCGTCATAAACGGTCTTGGCGCTCTCCAGGCTTCCGGTCGCGGCGGAAATCTTGCCCACGGCCCGGGTGTACTCGTCGCCAGCCTTGGCGATGGCGTTAACGGCGGCCCCCACGGCAACGGCGGTGGCGCCGATGGCGAGGCCATGACGGCGGAACGCGCCTTCCACGCTGGAAGTGATGCGCCGCATGGTCGTATCGTAGTCCCCCATGCGACGACGGGTTCGATCCTCGAAGTCGTCGACTTGGTCGCCCGCGCGGCGCAACTCCATGCGGAGGCGGGTGGTATCGGCCTCAAGCCGGAGTAGAATGTCTTCGATTTGCGCCATGCATTGGACCCTTCAAGTGAAACCCCGGGCGGGGGGCTTGGGTTGGGACCGGAAGGCGATCCCCGCCCGGGGTGATCCGCCCCGAAGGAGCAAGGGGCGGATGTGAGGGCGGCTTAGGGGACCGGCGCCAGATGCGGGCGACCCAGGACCACCACGGCGGAGGCGGCGATACTGGTTCCCCCGTTCTTGGTCAGGACCACGCGCACATAGCGCGAGCCCCCCGCATAGCCGACGCGCTCCACGCTGTTCTCGGCCAGGGTGGTGGAGAACAAGCCGATCAGGTCCGTGGACGCGGCGTCGGCCCATGTGCTGTCGTCGTCGGATTCCTGGATCTTGGCCGTGAAGTCCCCGGCGGAGACGATGGCCCCCGTTTGGACCAGGGCCATGACCGAACCGAAGTTGTTGGTGTCCACGGTCTCGCCCGTCACGGTGGCGGACTGGACGGCGGGGCGGACGCTCTCGAAGGCGCCAAGGTTGTTGCGCAGATCTCGCATGGGGGTGCCTCCTTACGCCGCGATCTTTTGGAACTTGATGGCTTCGGAGTTGGCCAGCCCGGCCCCCACGCGCTTGTAGGCGTAGAAGAGCGTGTTCGGCTTGTCCGTGAGGTTGTCGCGAACGAACCGGAGCCCCAGCTTGTCGACGATCAAATATCCGCGCTTGAAATCGCCGAAGGCGATGGGCATGGCGTTGGCCGCGATGTCGGGCATACTTTCATCGAACTCGACCGGGTAACCGAGAAGACTGTTTGGCGCCCCCGCCGTCATGCCCGTTCGCCAGATGTATTGCCCCTGACTGTCCTTCAACTGGTCCAGGGCGTTCGCCGTGTTGGAGTTCAGTAGGAAGGTGGCGCCCTTCCGGTAGGGCTTGCGCAGGGACCAGACCAGATTCTTCAACCCATCGGCGGTGATGGTCGACGCGCCCCCGGACTTGACGAACTGCATGGTTCCCCAGGCCCGGGTGGCGTCGGCGGTCGCGGCGGTGGGGTAGGAGAACAACCCGGCGGGACGCTTGGGCGTGTTCGCGTCGGAGATGAAGGCCGCGCCCTCGGCCCGGACGAACTTGTCGGCGATCTTGCCTTCCAGCCAGGCGCCCAGGTTGATCCCGGAGTCATCCAACATGCGCTGAGTCACGGGCACGTTGGCGTAAATCTCGCGCAGGGGCACCCGGAGCATGTCGATATCCGGGGTCGAGGTCGTGGGACGGCTTTCCCGTTCCCCCACCCAAGTGGCGTCCAGGTCGTCGAGGTCCCAGGGCTCCACCCACTCGTCACCCCGGGTGATGGTCTCCGTCCGGCACAGGGTGCGCATGGCCGTTTCATCGTGGACACGCTTCTGAATGGTCGTGGACACCTCGGGCAAGATCAGATAACCGCCCTCGGGGTCGGAGCCCGTCCACATCGCGCGAACCTCGGAGAAGGCCCCATGGTCGCCGGTTCTGGCGAAGGACGCGATGGCCCGATACTCGCGGTCGGTGGCGTTGTCGTTGGACCCGGCTAGCCCGATCCGGCCCATGCGGGCTTCCAGCCGGTCGGCGCGGGCGCGCTCTTCCTTCAGGTCCTTTTCCAGGGCGGCCATGCGGGTTTCCATGGTGGTGTCGGCCCGGGTCTCGGGGGTCTTCGTGCCGTCCTCGGGCGCGGCGCCGTTCTGCTCTTCGGGGTCCATGCGGCCCTCCTTCGTGGTTGCCGCGCGCGCGGCGGGGGTGGCCCGAACCTCGGTGATTCGGGCCTTGTGATTGCTGGGTAGGGTGACCAGGGAGATTTCCCCAAGGTCCGCGTCGGTGATCCGCCGTCCGCCCCCTTGGCGGGCCTCGTCCTTGCGGCGGAGGAAGCCGACCGACAACCCGGTGACGGCGCCCGCCTTCATGAGGGCATGGGCTTCCCGCCCGGCGACGGTCTCCAGGATCAGGCGCCCCCGGACATGCAACCCGGTGGCGTCTTCCTTGATCTCCGTCCAGACCCCGACGGGTCGGTCGGGGTCATGGCCCCACAGCATGGGCGGCGAGGTCCCGGCGGCCCGGTGCTCCTCCAGGGAGCGGGTGAAGGCCCCCGTGACAAATTCGGTACGGTAGGAGTCCAGGACCCCATAGGCGTTCGCGATGCCCGAAAAGGTCCCGGCATCGGCGTCCACGGTCGGGGTGAAGCGGACTTCCAGGGCCTCAAGCATGGCGGGCCATCCGGCGGGCGCATTCCCGCTTTCCCTGGTGGGGCTCGTACTTGGACCGGGCCTCACAGAGGCGGCCCAGGATGGACCGGCGATAGCCATTTTCATGAATGTGGTACGGGTACTTGGACTTGGGCTTAAGCATCGTTGGCGGCTCCCGGGGTCTCGGTGTTCATGGGCAGGCGGAATTCATCGCCACCCTTATAGGGTCCGCGATCTTCCAACTCTCTGATTTCATTAGGGTTTAGTATGCCGTTCGTGATCGCCTGGGCATAGGCGGTGAAGCGGGCGGCGATATCCGCCTTGACCAGATCGTCAACCACGAAACCGAAGTAGTATTCCCGCCGCTCTTCCGTGGTCAGAAGGTAAAGAGAAAGATCCTCCCGCCACAACTTGAGCCACGGGGAAAGAACCATGGACAAATACTGTGCTCCCATTGACTATGAATTTAGACTTGTGGCTCTTTCGAGGTCTCCTATCAGGTGCAAGGGAACCCGGAAGATGCGGGCGACTTCGGCGATCAGGTGCCGCCATTGCTCGATGACTTGAGCATCCATGCTGGTCATGGTGATCGGACTGAAGCGGGCGCCATTTTCAAGGAGCATGGTTTTGCCGCTGTTCATCCCCGCGTAGTGCTCGCGAAGATAGGCGTCCATGAAGTCGCGTTGGTCCTTGGTCAACTTTCCATCAATGGCCAGGATCCCCGAAGGCCGGGCGCCATTGCGGAAGAGGTTCGCCGAATACTGGGTGATGGCCATCAACAGCCCGATGGTGTCCCGGCCTTCATGAACCAGGGATAGACCCTTGACCGGGTCGGGGCCGGGCAGGTGAACGCGCACGATTTCCTCGCGGGGGATCACCCGGGGGTGACCGTCGCTTCCCGTGGCCCGGAAGATTGGTTCCCCGGTGACGGTGTCCACGTCGGTGGTGATGGCTCGGGGCGCGGCCTGGACGATTTCATGAACCTGCCCGCGTGCTCGACCAACGAAGGCGAACGCTTCGCCGTGGGTCAAGATGGCGTGCATCATCGAAGATCGAAACGCCGTGGACCCGGTCCATTCGTTCGGCGCGTCGTGGATCAG